CGAGATCTACACTCTTTCCCTACACGACGCTCTTCCGATCTTTGACTGAGTAATCGCCGGTCGTTGCGCCGGCATAACAAACAATAAGAAACTCCGGCCCGCGGGCCGTAATACGGATCTCATCTTCACAATCCACGCCGGTTTTTAAAAATATCTCGACATCGTTAAGCGGCAGTAGTTTCGTCGCCCGGTCTTTGCCGGTATTCTCCACGTACCGTTTAAGAGCCGCCAAGCGGGCCTTTGCAAAACCCTCCATGGATGCAGCTTTTACAATGTCTCCGTACAGTTTACGGATCAAAAGATTTCCCCTATGCTTGCGTGCTCCTTACGATTCGGTCCCTGGCCATGTCAAAGAATACGTGTTCACGAATTTAAAGTCTCCTACCACGAAGTTCGTGCCAGATGCAAAGTTTAAATCTCCGTTCGCCGTATTCACTGTCCCCTGAACTCGTTTTTGTGTGGTCGTAAGCTGGCCATCATCGGCATCGAGAATGAGCCTGTAATGAGTGGCTGTCCCGGCGGTCGCAACCGTACCTTTCCATTCCTGCGTGGAAAGTTTTTCAATTATCCCCTGGGAGATATCAGCGACGGGCTCAAACTGCAGACCGTAAGCATCGGCGGTAATGACTGACGTCGCCCATGCGCCCGTACCGGCACCTGCACCCGAAATCGATGCGGAATAGTCAAACGCCGTGCCTGCAACCGTAGCTTCAATGTCCAGCGTCCCGGTGTTGTCCGTAAAAGTAAATTTCTGGTAGACATCTGGGTTATTGATCGTGCAGGCTGGGGTCGTTACTGCGATCGCTCCCGAAGCCACCCGCCAAGCATTGTAAAGACCGGTGCAAATCTCTGCCGCCGTCGGCGTGCCGTCGTCCGTGAAGGTAACAAGTGTGCCGTTGAGAGTAATACCCCAGACCCCGCCATTGGCTGTACCCGGGGTCGGGGTAAACCTGATTTTTTGGGCCGCCTTGACCGATGCGCCTGACCCCGTTATTGTGCAAAGAAGCGTCCCCGTCTCGGCAAGGTCGGCTGCCGTATACCCGGCCGCAATTTGCGCTGCTGTGGGAGAAGGAGCTGTCCCGCCATACACTTTCAGCTTTGCGCATCCACGGTTGAAAATCGCACGAAGATCAAGCGTGTGGAGTGCATTGTTTCTAGCCCCGCTGGATAACGATATCATTGTAGTGTTCCTCCTATTCCTGTATTACTGATATGGCTTGGTAAAAACCTTTTCTGTTCTTTCGTAAAACGCTTGCCCCTGTAATGCCTTCTTGTGGAACAACTTTAGTCAAGGCGAGATTAAGCATCATCCCCCCGGCAAAGCCGATGCACGGGCCTTTTTGCGACATCCAGAAAACAGCTTTCCCCTGCAGCGGCACCTTGCTGGAAACCAGCGAGGCATCGAACTTAAGCGATGTATATGGAATAGCCGCATAATCGGCTACTTCTTCAACAGCGAATTCAGACGGCTTTTTGCCGCGAATAAATACTGTCTGATTCCTCCATGAGGCATAAATCCCATCTGCAACCGACTTCCACATCGTTATTTGCCCAGGGAACCAAAAAAATGCACTCCGTGGGACCGCTCGCCCAAAATCCAGAGCTTCCGAATAGGCTACGCGGCCACCCTGTATCGTGTAGAGCCGATCATCATAGAAATCAACAATCTGGCCTGCAGGCATTGTGGAACTCGCCATTTTGGACACCGTAGGCAATGTACCGCCAGTATTATGCTCAATGATCCCGAGCACGTAGCCGTTTGAGTAAGAAATCTGGTTGTTAATTTCATCGAAACTCATCTGCGCTCCGACTGTCAGGCCAGAGCGGATGATGATAGTGGGCATTGAAATATTTTGGGGATCGATAGAGACCAGTGTCCCACCGGTAACCCCAAGCATGAGATCCCGTGCGGCATTACTCCACAATGAATGGTAATCTCCCGCGATGATAGGTGCGCCAAACCCCTCACGCCTGGAAACGCGTTTTCCCTCATCATCCACGTCAACGTTATTCCCTTCGCGGAGATATGGGGGCTTGGTGGACGTAACATCCCCTTCATCCTTAATGCCAGCCCATTTTGTGAATTTAATGGTCATTTATGGTTCGACTTCCTCTGCGCGTCCCGATTAATTCGCCGGTGTAAAATCGACGTAGAACTCCTGGCCCTCGGTGAACTTGCCGATGAGCGCCGGATTCGTGATCGACATTTTCAGTTCCGCTGAAGGCGTCCATCTGGCGAACGTGTTGTTCTCGTCGCTGCCGTCTTCCGGGTATCCGTCGATTTTCGCAACGGCGCTGAACGACAGTTCCTCGGATGATCCATAATTCTTTACGCTTAATACTTTCATCTTTGCTCTCATTTGCATTGTATTTCCCCTTTCGTTCCTAAAATGTTCCATCGAGGATCCAGTCCTCGAGGCGCTCCAAAACATCATTGCTTGTATGCCCGTCCCATGCGGGAGCGAACTTCTTTTCTTCGATTCCATGCAGCATGTGATACATCGATTCCGGGAGGTGATAGGTAATATCGCCTTTCGGCGTCCGCATGCCGGCTATGAACCAGCCCTCATGAAAACTGCCATCGTTATGCCGGAGTGACCGCCAGGACATCAACGGGTGGCTTTTCATCAGCGCGATGAAGATCAGGCACCTGTGCTGATAGAGTTCGCGGAACGTATGGCATCCGTCCGAGACGTCCTGAGCATCGCCGACGACCTTCACCTGCTCGCCGTCAGGCATGAAAATCGTGTCGTTCATTCTGCGGTTACCGTGTCGACACCGAGACCAGTGTAGAGATCAAGCCGTGAGGCGATTTCGATCGCCTGCTCTGCTGTGGCGCCCATCTCCATTGCGGCCAGCGCGTAATCGGAGCCAGAACCGATAGCCCAAAACGGTTTGTTTATCTTTATAGGGAAAAGACCCATTTCATAACGATAAATCTCTTCGTTTTCTATAATGATCCCGACAAACCCTTGGTCTTTTTCCATTGAGGGTTTCTTATCGTTAGGTCGTCCTTCCTGAATCCAGTCAAAAAATCGTTGCGTATTATCAAATCCGCCCGACCATCCGCAAAGCAATGCGCCTATCTTGTGTATCTTTATTCCAGGAACGGGAGTCCCTCCGACATCAAACAACTTGTCTCCCGCTAATATTTTTTCATCCTTGCGATACGCAATAGTCGTCATAACAGCCACAAATCCTTTCTTGATTCAGTTTTATTGCATCGCTGGCACTTCCAAACCGACCGCATGCCGCCGCTGTACATTATTTGGTCTCCATACAGGTTGTAAGCATGCTTCCAAACATGCCCCTCTTGAAAACAGGTGACCCGATCAGCCAGCCATCTAAGGTTTGCCTTGACCAGATTTATCACCCTGCCCAATCGCATGTCTGCTCCGCTACATCAGCCCCATAGGGGTCAAATTCGTTGTTTTTTCATGTGAGCGTTTTATGTGCTCACGCTTCCAGTCCTCGATCATCTTCTCATACTGAGTTTCGTGCGTAGTCGCCCGTGTAAGATCCCGAACTTCGACATCGTTCTTACGGTACGCCAGTTCCATCATCTTTTCGACCATTGTTTCATGATGTTCTGACTTGATCTCCGGCAGGCCGTCCATGGAACTTGTCGACAGGTCGGCCAGAGGGAATCTGATAACGTCCTGCTCAATCAGTTCGATGGCGCTGGACGGTGGGCGCACAATTATTTCATTGCTTTCGTAGTCAGGAACGCCGTGGGATACCGTCCCGTTGGCTTCAGTTTCCCAGTCCGGAAACGAGGCGTCCATGTCTTCCTTGGTAAACAGAAAAAGCGATCTGGTCTGGCTGTAGGGCTTGAACCGAGTTATCCGGATAACCTTCTCGTGTAGGGTGAGATGCCGCTGCCCGATGGAAAGAACGTGCCGACACAGGCCGGTGAGATTCGTTACCGCTGCGGCCATCCCGCCGCTTGCCGTAGCTGTCAGGCTGTAGCCGGTCGTTGGGTATCCGGTTTGAGGGACCGCCTTGATAATGACCAATGTTCCACGTGAAACCGCGCGATAGTTCGGGGTGGAGGAATAGGCGGTGATATTCACTGCGAGGTTTGCGGCTGTGGTTGCCTCACTTGTGGCCCAGGGCACCGCTCCGGAGGTAATGGTCACGCCGGTCACGGACACGCTGTCAATCTGTCCGGCAGAGCCCGAAAGGTCGATGTACCCGATAGTGTCTGAGTCTTTAAGCAACTCGAGCCGACGCGCAATTTCACGCTCGGCACGGTTTGCATAGGAGACCAACTCCCACAACTGAAACCCTCTTTTACTGTCCGTGCCGCGCTCGTCGTCCATGCGCTTATAGAACAGATCACAAATGTCTTGTAGGTTCATTTATGTCTCGCAGTTATGAACATCGTTTCCAGACCGTCTCCGGTCTTCCTGCTTGTCCAGCCATCCACGGCCTGCTCGCCATGGGTCACCGTTTATGCGGCTTTCGGCTGCCAGTTAGGGTTGCCCTTTTTAAAATCAGCAAAGATCGATTCCCTTTCCGGTCCCTGGATGTCCATAAGCCCGGTAAGCCGTTGTAACGCCGCCACCGAGGGCATGGGGTTGACCGGCGATTTGGTCATGTCGTTGACCGTCAGGCTGCTCATGGCGGTCATGATCATGTCGTACCGCTGGCTTGGGTTAATGGTTTCCGGAGCCTTGACTTCCGGAGCGGTCGGTTGTACCACTGTAGAAGTTGGTGCTGGCGCGACCGTCGATGCAGTCGCTTCCGACTTCGTTTCCGTTCCCGGTGTAGAAACTGCCGTAGGAGATCCTGCTTGGCTTGCCTTCCACCTCTCGAATTCTTCCCATTTGGCAATATCATCCGCCGATTTGCCCGCGCTTACGGACATCTGCTTTTGCCACTCGGCCAGATTTACCCGGCCGTTTTTGGGGATGGGCGCCGTCCAGGGGATGAATCGGTTCCGGTAACGTTCGTCTGTCTCAATGACTTCCGTTGCTGCCTTGATAAACCCGGTCTGCATGTCGAGGTAATGCGAGTGCTTGACTTTATATGGTGCTTTTTGGGTGCTCATACTGAGGTTTTCCTTTCAGAATTAGAATTTTAGAAAAGAGGCCGGAATGAAAACCGGCCCCAGGAGGTAGATTGGTTGTTCCTATGCGATCGTGATGCCGGTGGCGTTTTGGTTCAGAATTCGCGCGGTGAACGCACCAGTATGGTTGTCCGCACCGGCACCGCCACGGGTGATCGCAACCTTAATGGTGAATGTATTGGGATCGCCCACGGCGCCAGCAATGGCGCTGGCCGTTACAACAACGCTGGTGATCGCCTGACCGCCTGCGACGTTTGCAGCCGCACCGCCAATCGCCGACGAGACAGTGGCGACGGCATTGACGCCCGCCGTACGCACAACAACGATCTGGTACTTTGAGTTGCGTGTCGCTTCACCCGCACCGATTGCGCCGCCCGCACCGAGTACCCCAAGGCAATCGACCTCGATGACTGCCGCATGCGCGGCGTTCGGGATCGTCACGGTAAACACGTCCTTCGCCACCGTGTCGCTGAACGCCGTGATTGCCTTGGTGAGTTCTGTCTGGACTGCGGCTCCGCCGGGGACGCCGGTTCCGCCGATGGTCCGGGACGTTGTTGCGCGAAGCGTATCCACGGCCTTGTTTGCATCAGCCACGACGGTTTTGGCTGCTATGACCGTTCCGCCCGTCACGCCTGCGTTGACGTTCAGTTCTGCGGCCGTGGCTGTAACTGATGTTCCGGCACCAGCTCCGAGTTTCAGATCGGCAACGGCCAGCACGTCCACGTTCTTGTCTGCGCCGAGAGCAAGCGCTTTGCTTGCCACTGCTGTACCGGCAACCGATCCGTCGAGCAAGTTCAGTTCAGCCGCCGAAGCGGTCAGGCCGGTGATGGTGTCGGTTGCGGCTGATACATACCACAGGGTTGCAGACCGGCAGACGAATATTGCCATCTGGCCGGCGGTGATGGTGAACGCATTGCCAGCGCCGAGAGCGTTGATCTGCGTACCCGCAGCATCCGGGTAAACCGGGAGGGCATTGCTTGCGTTGGAATTGATAACCATGACGATTTTGTTTACAGCGGGAACGGGGAGAGAGACCGCCTTGGTGCCATCTGCGCCCGTAACGACCGTGGTATCTGCCGTGATATCCGCTGCAGTTGCAAGGCTGTTACCCGTTGCCGCTAGGGTCGCCGTGGTTCCGGTTTCCGCCGACGTGAACGTGCAGGACGTAATTGAACCTGTGTTGACGTAGACATTGCCCGTTGCAGTATCGATCATCTGGCAGCCAACCGCATAACCTGCCAATGCGCTCGGCAAGGTCGTACATGTGCCCAAAAGCACATTCTGGTACTTATCGCGTATATAAACCGATACCGTTGAGTGACCGTTCGGGAGACCGTCAACCGTGATAACATTTCCTCTGAATTCATTTCTCTGCATGATGTTCCTCCTGCCCCGCGATAAGCGGGATTGCTACCTGCTGGATTCGCCAGCAAACGAAAATTGCGGCAAGGGCTTTACCCCTGCCGCATAAGATTAGTCGTTGAAGTCTACGATCTCGGCAATAACGTCGATCACGACGGCACCAGCCGGGTTGGTAACCGTAACAAACGCAAGGTCGATGGTGTCGTCGGCAGCGTAATACTTGCCGCCCGAGGTAATGTACGCATCGGTTCCGTCAATGCCGTAGGTCCGGGTGCCAGCGGCGCCTTTGAGACTCATTGCGGCGTCAAAACTGGATGCGCCGTCGCCGTCGCCGATATTTGCCGTCAGAGCATCGCCGGTTGTAGGGGTTACCATGATGATATGAACCTGTTTCACCAGCCAACCTGCCTTAACGTTCAAAATCTTCACGATATCGGAAGCAACCTGCAGGGCAAGCGGGATCGTGATACGCTTGCGGATGCGGGTAGTCTTTCCGATCGCATTGGCCGGGTAACCCGTCTGGCTGTCCGTCAGGTCCGTGGTGGTAACGCCGAACAGCCCGAACGCAAGCGCCGGGGTGAGCGCGCCGAAGCTGGCCATGACCGCGACTACCGCGACGAATGCCAGCGCAAACTTGTGTTTCAAAATGAATTTCTTCATGTCCTGGTCTCCTCTCTGCTTGAGAGATTTACCCGGCCCGGAGGCCGGGGTTAATGGTTATTGCCAAAAATCAACGGTTACGATTAGCCCAGGCGAGCGTACAGGACGCCCAAGGATTCCGTCTTGATCACCTTCCAGTCGAAGACCTGGATACCGCGCATACCCTTGCCGGCCGTGTTTTCGAACTTATCGAAATAGGTCATGTCGGTCAGCTGGGCCGCAAACGTCACGCCGGACTTGTGGCCGAACGTGATGTTGTAGCAGGAGTAGGTATCCGAAACCGCGGTGTAAAGGTTTGAGATGTAAAGGTCGAAATCGTACAGGCTCTTGAAGTACCCGCCGCTCACCATGAACGAAGAGGCGGCGCCGGTCACACCGACGTCCTTCAGTTCCGAGGTGTCGAGCAGATACTTCGCCCAGGTCGGAAGGACCATCCAGCGGCCTTCCTTGGGCCAGTTCTGCTCGTTCGCCACGGCCGCGCACTCGGCGATCTTGTCCGTGATATTGCCCTTGGTCAGGGGGATGGATGAGCCCGTGGTGCCGAGGTTGTAGGAACCGCTTTTACCGGCGGTCGTGCCCTGGTTGTCAGCATGCGCTTCGAGGTACACATCGGCCAGGAAGTCGGTATCGATGGCGATACGCATCTTCTCGCCGCCATGCTTGGTGTACTTGTCGAGGGTGCCCTTGTCGCCCAGCTGCGCGAGGGTCACATCATCTAGGCGGAGAGCGAAATATTTCGATCGGTCGACCTTGAGTTCAACCTTCCCGCCGGCCAGCACCTGCCAGTTGATCGTGCCGTTTACCTCGTAATTCGAGATGTCGATGTCGGGCAGGGTGTTGATGACAACGGTATCGCCCTTCTTCTTGATCATGCCCTCATAGTCGCTATTGGCCACAAACGGCGCAACGCTGACGTCGTAGAACACTTCCACGGTCTTGTCCGCGAACAGGACCGGGATCTCACCAGAGCCGGAAGCATAGGTGTAGTCCGGGGAGCCGGGGGCGCCTGCGACAGTGCCGAACAGAAGGGGCAAGCCGAGACCGAACAGTGCGGTGGAGGCATCAGCCGTACCGCAGATACCGAGCGCATAGAGCGCAAGTACAACTCCGAGCACGACAAGGTTGATCGTGCTGATTTTTTTGATAAACTTTTTCACTTTGGGTTCTCCTAACCCCTAATCCTCCCTTCTGCGCGTGCCAATGCGAATTCATCAGACCAGTGCTGTTTTTCCTTCGCCAACTTTGCGGCTTCCTCCGCAGTCTTTCCGATCACGTTGTAGTAGCCGCTTCTGATCTTTTTGTTATGCGCATCTACGTCAGCTTGGGAGTAGATGGGTTTTTTGTTGGTATTCAGGTCCCCTGCACCCGTCTGAGAAGCGGGCATCAGGTGACTTGGTTTTTTGTTTGGGTCTGCGACAGCCAGTGCTGCCTTGCCTTTCCATTCGACGAAAGACCTGTAGACTTCCGCCATTGTTACCGAATCTTTTGCCGCATGTGCTTCTTCCGCGATCTCCCGGATAGGTCTTTTGGTGCCCGCATCGATCATGGCCAGAAATTCAGGGAACTTCGGATTATTTACGATCGACAGCCTGACTGCCTCGCCTCCAACCAGTGCGTCCAGCGTTTCTATATACGAGGGGTCAACGCTTGGTGCCGCTGGTGCAGGTGGTGCTGCAGGTTGTGCCGGTGTTGCATGCACGGGAGCAGGAGCAGGTTGTTCTGCAGGCTTGGGGACCGTGGCAAGAACGGCGTCCACAATGGATTGTCTCCATGTGGCTACCTTTGCCGGGTCGGCTCCAAGTTCATCAGCCCAGTCCTTGTCGGCTTCGGTAATGGTTGCCTTCGTTACGTCTGCCTGTGCGGACTGAGGTTTCGCCTTCAACTCTGCTATCTGTTTCTCGAGGTCGGAGACCGATGCTTTTAGCCGGTCATTCTCGGCCTTGAGTTCCCCTGTATTGGCGATTTGCCTTTTCAGGTCGGCGTTTTCCTTCATGAGCGGCTGGACTTCAGAGTTGTATTTCCCCTGAAGGATTCTGAGTGCCGCTGCCTGCCGGGTGATCGTGTCTACGGGGGATTCGCCCATCTTTGCGCCCTGGTCGTCCTTGGGAGCAGGTTCCGGGGTAATCGTGCCGCTGACCGGTGGTTTCGGTTCTGCGGGTGCCGGAGGAGCGGGTTGAGGTGCTGCCGGAGGAGTTGCCGGAGGCGGTTCTACGGGAGCCGGGGGAGCCGGTGGGGTATTCCCTGGCGGTGTTCCTGCATTCGCTTCAGCAATCTTCTTCTCGTTTTCCTCAATGCGCTTCTTAATGTGTTGCGGTAACGCTGCTTTCGGTGCTGGCATACTGACTGTCTCCTTCTGCGATCCCTTTCGGGTGTTCGCTACGACGCAGAGCCCGTCAGGGTGTTCTGCGTTAAAATTGGTTCCCGCCGAGCCCGGAGGTCCAGGTATTCGGTCGAGAGAAAACAAAAAAAGGCCGGACAGAAAGAAACCCTTTCGGGAATCCTTCCATCCGGCCTTCGATAGTTATTATCGGTGGTGCCTTTTGTGGGCTATTCAGTTTTCAAAGAGCAAATAAAAAAGGCCGCTTGATCTACTTGATCAAAGCGGCCTTCAGGACAACCTGGTGGTGCCGAGATATTCAGTTTTTGGTAGCGGGAGTGAGCGTTGATCTCACCGGTCCAGGCTTATGAGACCCAGATAGGCACCGGCCTCCCCGCAATCATTTTAAGAGGCTGGCCCGGGTCTATCCCCGGGTCGCCCAAACTCAAAAAAATCAGATTACTTCATCAGACTCAAGTATTGCACATTTAACAGGAAAGTCAAGAAAAAAAATTCACAGTGTTAATATGGTTTCGTCATCCATCTCCCCAAACTGCCGAATTTTTTCATCACGCACTTCACTTGCCACAAGCATGCGAAGAAGTTTAGAGGGAATGGTTATCTCTTCATCAGAACCTTCTTTCTTGATAAAAACTCCGCTTGTACCCCCACGGGAATACAACTTCCACTTCTTGTTCGGCAAATCATGTGACGTCCAACCCATACCACGTCCTTTCTCGCCTATTCTGGCGCGCTACTCCACTATCTCTCGGAAAGCATGCGCCTGCTTCGACACATTCCCCTTGTGGAAGTTAAAGATCACGGGCCCGGTGTACTTCTTACTCCAGAGTTTATAGAACAGGACGATGACCCACTTCACGTGATCATAATATGCCAGTAAATCCATTCTTTCCTGTGCATCCGCCATTCAATCCTCGCCAGTTGATAGAAAATTACTGTCTCGTGTCCTGAGATATTTCGAGTTTGCCTTCCCAGCACGTCAACGGGTTTGATGTCCCATCAGCATCTCTGCGTTCGATTTCTGCATAA